AAAAGATTTAAATATCAAAATCCTGAAAAGATAGTTGCAGATACTTCTGGTTTTATTAATGATGAGTTAAAAGTATATGATGATGTAACAAAAAAAATTAATGAATACTATGCAGGCTTACCTTCAGCTGAACAAGTAAATACTCAAAGTAGTGTAGCAAAAGTTTTAAGAGAAATAATGAACAATAAATCTGAAGCCTTAGGTGTAAGAGCTAGGATTGAGCATGCTGTAGAAAATGGATTATTGCCAGAGCGATTAGCAAAAGATTACTTTAAATCAGCAAGTTCTGATTCAAGAGTTGGTGTAGGTTTAGTTCGTTTGAAAAAATTCATGGAAAAAGAATTAGGTATGGATCCTAATAAATTTTTACCGGAAGAATCTTTAGTTCCTTTAGCTAATAGGGGTAGAACAATTTCAAGAAATATACAAACTCAAGTAAATCAAGAACTAACTCCAAGATATGGAGAACAGTATTCTTATAGAATATTAGGTGCTGAAGATTATTATGAAGATGTTGCTTATATTAAAAAAATTCCATTTGATAAAGATGTTAAACCAGGAGCGCTGTCTGCACAAAAGCATTATGAAAATGTAGGTGGCGAAGTTTTTAAAAATCAAATTTATCATTCTAGATATGGAAAAAGATCATTGGAAGGAAATCCAAATAAAAAAGTTTTTGCAATAGATGAAATACAATCTGATATTCAAGCAGTTGCTTTTCCAGCAGATCCGACACGATCTAAAGTTGTAAATCCTTTTAATAGTGAACAAGAGTTTAATCAAGCAAACGTAGCTTTAAATAATATTAAAGATAAAATGAAAGCTATTACAAGTAAAGGTGCAGCAATTACTGAAAAAGATAAAGTTGATTTTAGAAAACTATCTTCTAATTTTGAAGAGCTTAGAAAAAAAACAATGAACGCTTCCAACGTTGCAAAAATTCAAGAAAAATATGGAAGAGATGGCAGTGTACCTTACCTTCCTTTTTTCGATAGGTCTTCATATGGAGATCATGCACTTAAACAAACTTTAAAAACTGCAGCAGAAAATAATGTAGAGTGGGTTGTTGTTAATCCAGTTGAAAGATTACATGCATTAAGAAATTTAAGTCCAAGTGGAGATAGACCCTATTTTGGTAAACTAGGAGATTGGGAGTTTTATGGTGATGCTGGAGGGAAAGCTGGAAGATTAGGAGTAAGTGCAAAATCTGACAGAGCTGGAGAATTAAAACTTACAAACCCAAAACAATTTGCAGTTATACCTGAGCGTATGAGAGATTTAGCAAGACAATATAATACTGAAGCAAAAACCATTAATGTATCTTTATCAGATCCAAACAAACCTTTTAAAATTATTGAAAAATTAAACCTTGATGAAAAATCAGCAAAAGCTTTAGGTGTTCCCAAGCAATTACAACAACAGCATGTAGCTGCTTTTAGAACTGAAGAAGAAGCTGTAGCTTGGCAAGCTATAACTGGACAACAACGTGGTAGTATAGTTAAAATGGAAGCTAACGATCCGAACCTTTATTATCCTGCCTTTGGTATTAAAGTTACTGATACAATGAAAGGTACACCCTTTAAACTGTACAAAAAAGAGGGCGGTCTAGTCGTTAATATATTTGCGTGATACTATGATCTTTGTTATAACAAATCATTAAATCATGGCTGAAATAGATAAAAATAATCCAACTCAAGATCCTATCCTTGAAGAAAAAGAAGTTGATATAGAAATTGAAACTCCAACTGAAGAGGGTGAAGTAGAGGAAACTACAGAAGAAACAGCAGATGATTTTTACAAAAATTTAGCTGAGGACATGGACGATACGGTATTGTCCAGAATGGCAGGAAGTTTAATTCAAGATTATAGAAAAGATAAAGTTTCAAGACAAGATTGGGAACAGACGTACACACAAGGTCTAGATTTACTAGGGTTTAAATACACAGATCAAACTAGACCCTTCCAAGGAGCATCAGGTGTAACACATCCATTATTAGCTGAGTCAGTTACACAATTTCAAGCACAAGCTTACAAAGAATTATTACCACCTGAAGGACCTGTAAGAACACAGGTTGTTGGAGCTGCAACTAGAGAAACTGTAGAACAAGCAAAAAGAGTTGAGAATTTTATGAACTACATGTTGATGGAGGAAATGCAAGAATACACTCCAGAGTTTGACCAATTATTATTTTATTTACCAATATCAGGATCTACGTTTAAAAAAATTTATTATGATGAAATAATGCAAAGAGCAGTTGCTAAGTTCATACCCGCGCAAGACTTAGTAGTGCCTTACTATGCAACTGATTTAAAAGATTGTGAAAGAATTACTCATATTATAAAAATGAGTGACAATGAGGTTCTTAAAAAACAGAGAGCAGGATTTTATAGAGATATAGAATTATCAGTTAAGAGACCAGAAGACAGTAGTTTAAAACAAAAATTAGATGAGATTGAAGGTGTTAAACCTGCTGGAGATACAGAGTTTCAACATAACATATTAGAAATGCATGTTGATTTAGATTTAGAAGAGTACGAAAAAAATCCAGACAGAACTAAAAAAAATAAAAATATTAAAATTCCTTACATTGTAACGATTGATGAGGGCTCACAAGAAATTTTATCTATCTATCGTAACTATGATCCTGAAGATGAACTAATGAAAAGAACAGAATATTTTGTTCATTATAAATTTTTACCAGGTTTAGGTTTTTATGGTTTCGGATTAATACATATGATAGGTGGATTATCACGAACAGCCACTTCAGCACTAAGACAATTGCTTGATGCAGGCACTCTAGCTAACTTACCAGCAGGATTTAAGTCACGAGGAATAAGAATTCGTGATGACGATCAACCTTTTCAGCCAGGTGAGTTTAGAGATGTTGATGCACCAGGCGGAAATATCAAAGATCAGTTCCAACTTTTACCATTCAAAGAGCCAAGTCCGACTTTATTTCAACTTTTAGGCTTCTGCGTACAAGCTGGACAACGTTTTGCATCCATTGCAGACATGCAATTAGGAGAAGATAGTGCAAATAGAGCTGTCGGAACAACAATTGCACTCTTAGAACGTGGTTCAAGAGTCATGTCAGCCATTCATAAACGAATTTATTACACAATGAAGCAAGAATTTAATCTTTTAGCTGATGTTTTTGCAACTTATTTACCTCCAGTCTATCCATATGCAGTTACAGGAGCAGATCGACTTGTAAAAGTAGAAGATTTTGATGATAAAGTTGATGTTATCCCAGTTGCAGACCCAAATATTTTTTCAATGGCTCAAAGATTTACACTTGCACAAACACAATTACAAATTGCACAGTCAAATCCGCAAATGCACGACCTAAGAGAAGCGTATAGACGTGTTTATGAAGCAATTGGCACAAGAGAAATAGATTTATTGATGCCACCACCACAAGAACCATTTCCACAAGACCCTGCATTAGAAAATGCAAGAGCATTAAAGATGGAATTATTAAATGTTTTTCCAGAACAAGACCACGATGCACATATTTCGGCTCACGGAGCATTTATTCAAAGCAGAATGATACAAATTAATCCTATGGTGTACGCTTTATTACAAGGACATATATCAGATCACATTTCTTTTAAAGCACAAGGAGAAGTTGGTGCAATGATAGCTGAATCTGAAGAAATGAATATGATGGCTCAAGAAGATCCAGCAGGATTTGAAATACAATTTAATTCTATGGTTGCAAAACGAATTGCAGAATTAACAACACAGCTTATTCAAGCAGAAGGTGGTACACAACAACAAGATCCACTAGTAGCTTTGAAACAAAGAGAATTAGATCTTAAAGCTATGGACATTCAAAGAAGAGCTCAAGAAACTCAACAAGATTTAGAACGTAAAGAAATAGAACTTGAAGAGAAATATGATATTGAAAGAATGAAAATGGAAAATCAAGAAGAACAAGCAGCTGAAAGAATGAAAGTTGCTAAAGATAAGTTAAAATTAGCAGAACAATCTTTAAGAGCTAAACAAAATGAACCAGCGAAAAAAGGTTAAACTTCCTGGTAAACGATTTGGCCCACCCCCATTAAAAGGACCTGCCTCTCAAGGTTTAAAATTAAAAAAACTTAAAAAAATATAATGTCTGTTAAATTAGTAAGTGGATTTTTAAAAGAATTTAATTCTTTAGTTAAACAAGGAATTAAAATAAATAAATCAGGACCTGAAATTGCACCAGAAACAAAAAAAGGTATTACAGCTTTAATTAAAGCTGCACCAGAAATAAAAGCAGGTGAAGTAAAAGTAGCTGAAATTTTAAATGATAGGTTATTAAGAAAAGCTGTTTTAAAAAGGGTTAATAATTACGCTCCATCAACTAAAAAATATTTAGGTATAGGATCAGATGATTTTATTTTGTCTCAAAAAACGTCAGTAAGACCAATTATTGAAGCTAGAAAAGAAAAAACATTAGAAACTGTAAAAAATTATCTTAAAAAAAATGTTGATGCTTTAAAAAAAGGTAAGGGAAATTTTGAAAATTTATTAAATCCAGTTGCAGCAGATAAATTAGGAATGAGTTCAAGAAATTGGTCAATTTATAAAAAAGAGGCAAATGTTAAGTTACCTGAAAATTTACAACCTATATTTGACTACTTTAACAAATTTGCAACAAGTGAAAGATATAAAAGAATGAGTGGTCAAACAAATTTTACACCAAAAATAGTTAAAGAAATACAAAAAGAAAATATTTTTGCAAGAAATTTAAGAGCAAATTCACCAGAAGATGTAGTGCAAAGATTTTTATACAGATCTCATAGACAACCAGGCACAGACGTTAAGTTTTTAAATCCCTCTGAAACAGGTAATTGGAAAAAAATGAAGTTTCAAATAGGGGGTAGAAAAATTTCATACGAAGATATAAAAAAAGGTCTTGCAGAAAATGATCCTTTGTTTGCAGAAGTGAAAGATGCTTATAATTATAAAAAAGCAGTGTTAACTACTAAAGTTATGAATCCAAAAACAAGCATGTTAGAAAGTTTAAATAAAGCTGCATATGATGTATTAGGAAAAGATGGAAAAGATTTGTTTCACATGAGTCATATTTATGATGTTGGTAGAACACCTTTAAATTTTTTACAAATAACTTTTGGTCCTCACAATATGCAAATGAATCAAATGTTGAAAGGTAAAAAAATACCAGGTGGAGTTGAAAATTTTTTAACTCGTGCTAAAGCTGTAAACTTAGCTAATCCATTTGCTCCAGATTTTGTAAAAAAAACACCTAAAGCATTTGCTGAAGAAGCCGTTTTAAAATTAAATGAACTTTATAAGTTGCAAAAGACTAAAAAAAATGTAAAGTTTTTTGAGTTTATGAAATTTAACAAAGGGGGAATCGTTGGACTACAAAAAATTAAATAGAGAACAAAAGCTAATATTTCTTGCTGGGGTATTTGAAGGTGAGGGATCATTTGGGTTTTGGGGAAAGCTGTTAAGAAATAATAGATTTTTTAAAATTCAAGTAAGAATGACAGACGAAGATATTGTTCTTCGATTTGTCGATTTTTTTAAATTAGGTTCTGTTAATGTATATAAACCTAAAAAAGAACATCATAAAAAAACATTTAAATGGCAAGTATCTGGAGTTAAAGCCATGGAAGTGATGTTGCAAATGGCTCCATATCTTGGTATAAGAAGAAAGGAGAAATTTGAACAATGTTGCCAATCTTACAAGCAGTTGCCCCACTTGCGAAAATCTTATTTAACACAGTTGACAAAGCAGTCGCAGACAAAGACCTTGCTGCTAAATT